CCTGAAACTCAACATCGTCATCAAACGCACGGGTAATGGCTTTTTTGCTGGCCCCGTGGCGTTGCAAATGACCGATGCATAGCGATTCAAACAGGTGCTGGGGCAGGCCTTTTTCCATGTCGTCTGCCAGTTCTGCCTCTTTCTCTTCACGGGCTATCTGCTGGTAGTGACGCGCCCAGCTCTGAGCCTCAAGACGATCCTGAATGTAATAAGCGTTCATGGCCGAACTCCTGAAATAGCTGTGAAAATATCGCCCGCGAAATGCCGGGCTGATTAGGAAAACAGGAAAGGGGGTTAGTGAATGCTTTTGCTTGATCTCAGTTTCAGTATTAATATCCATTTTTTATAAGCGTCGACGGCCTCACGAAACATCTTTTCATCGCCAATAAAAGTGGCGATAGTGAATTTAGTCTGGATAGCCATAATTGTTTGATCCATTTTTTGGGACTCCTGGCTGATTAAGTATGTCGATAAGGCGTTTCCATCCGTCACGTAATTTACGGGTGATTCGTTCAAGTAAAGATTCGGAAGGGCAGCCAGCAACAGGCCACCCTGCAATGGCATATTGCATGGTGTGCTCCTTATTTATACATAACGAAAAACGCCTCGAGTGAAGCGTAATTGGTATGCGGTAACGCCGCGCTCAGGCGGCCTTGATAGTCATATCATCTGAATCAAATATTCCTGATGTATCGATATCGGTAATTCTTATTCCTTCACTACCATCCATTGGAGGCCATCCTTCCTGACCATTTCCATCATTCCAGTCGAACTCACACACAACACCATATGCATTTAAGTCGCTTGAAATTGCTATAAGCAGAGCATGTTGCGCCAGCATGATTAATACAGCATTTAATACAGAGCCGTGTTTATTGAGTCGGTATTCAGAGTCTGACCAGAAATTATTAATCTGGTGAAGTTTTTCCTCTGTCATTACGTCATGGTCGATTTCAATTTCTATTGATGCTTTCCAGTCGTAATCAATGATGTATTTTTTGATGTTTGACATCTGTTCATATCCTCACAGATAAAAAATCGCCCTCATCTTGGAGGGCAAAGAAGATTTCCAATAATCAGAACAAGTCGGCTCCTGTTTAGTTACGAGCGACATTGCTCCGTGTATTCACTCGTTGGAATGAATACACAGCGCTGTGTTTATTCTGTTGTTTGCGTGAAAATGAAATCCGCCTGAGCGGGTTATGACCACTTTTTGTTTGGGTTTCGTTGGTGAGCGTGGTTTACAGGATTATTTGATATACCCCATAACTCTGACTCGCTTATCTCTACACGAGAGAAAGACCTGCTTTCTTTCAGTTCTTTTATAAACCTAGAACCTAAGATGACATCTATTGTACCAGAAAGTTCTTGTAAAAGATCTTTGTTTTTTCTGAGGAAGAAAATATCTTCTTTATATTTAATTTTTACATAGAATTTATTCTGTATTTTTAATATATCAAAGCATGGCAGATATCTATATCCCTCATATTTTCGCCAGTGCTTAACAATTATAACATCTTTTTCATTTACTGCATTAATCAGCCCAAGACCAAGTACAGGTATGAATATTCTATTGTCTGCCGAAAGCGTACAATTATCACCACCAGGCAAATATGTATAAATCATGTCGGAATTTTTATACGCATCAACGAATGCACGTAAGAAGCGTACATATTTTTGCCATCCGTTTATACCGAATTTACCATATAAGTATTCTTTATTTGTTAGAAGAAAACTATTTGTATCAGGATCCTTATCTACAGACCTGTCGATAAGATCTCCAACTACGTTTACAAAGTCAAAGACAGAGTTTAATAAGAACAATTGTCTTTCAGTAGGGCGAATTTCAATTATGTAGCCAGGATGAAGACGATATTGCATCTGCTTACGAAGTATACCGAACGCTTGGGTCCGAGCATCTGAAAGCAACTTCTTGTCGCCATCGCCGTGAGCATTGTTTCTAATAAAACTGATATAATTTGCTAATTTTTCAGCCTCTTTTTTGTGTTTTTTTCGCTCTGATGCTGAGTCTATTGGTTTTGGTATGGACTTGTAATCAATCTTCTTCATTACGTACCTCATGCCAATGGAATGGATTCCCCTTTAACCTTTTGTCTTCCTTGACAAGTTATACCGAACTCACCTGGCTTGCTATACCAAACTCGATGATTCTTGCGCTCAATACGTTGCAGGTTGCTTTCAATCTGTTCGTGGTATTCAGCCAGCACCGTAAGGTCTATCGGATTCAGTGCGCTTTCTACTCGTGATTTCGGTTTGCGATTCAGCGAGAGAATAGGGCGGTTAACTGGTTTAGCGCTTACCCCAACCAACAGGGGATTTGCTGCTTTCCATTGAGCCTGTTTCTCTGCGCGACGTTCGCGGCGGCGTGTTTGTGCATCCATCTGGATTCTCCTGTCAGTTAGCTTTGGTTGTGTGTGGGAGTCGTAGTCCTGAACGAAAACACCCCGCAATGGCACATTGGCAGCTAATCCGGATTCGCACTTCCGGCCAATGCTTCGTTTCGTATCACACACACCAAAGCCTTCTGCTTTGAATGCTGCCCTTCTTCAGGGCTTAATTTTTAAGAGCCTCACCTTCAATGGTGGTCAGTGCGTCCTGCTGATGGCTTAAAATTACAAGGAAGATTGTATGTTGCAAACAAGGAATATTGTAAAAAGGGGCGTGAAAAACAAACTCCATTGTTTTTAAACGGAAAATAGTTTGTTTTTTTGTTATCGAGATTGAGGTGGGGATTACTGATTGCAGGTTCCGACTACATCACCAACAAAGGATTTGGTTGATGTAAGTTGTTGCATACCTGGGATGTTCATTACTTTGGAGTAAAGAGCTTTTTTGTCTGTAGTGATTGACCAAGTTTCAACGGTTATGCCTCCTCCAGACTGGTATTCTCCTACCATAGTGTTCGATGACAAAGCAGTGTATTTCATCTCTGGATAGACGCCAGAAACTGATTCATAAACTGATGATTTATCGCCATTTATTGTTACGTTGAAAACGGAATCTTCCGTGCTGTCTTTTGTAAACTCGTAACGATCGCCATTCATTGCCCCGTACCCGTGCAGGTTTGTGACAATCCAGCATTCAGAATTGGCGCTGGTAGTTAAGAGTATTGAGAGTAGCGCCGCAATCCTGATCATACGAATTTTACCCTCGCTTCCACGACAACACCGATAATCTTGCAGTTCCCGTTGATAGGAGTCATAGGCCATGAAGGATTCAGGCCTTTCAGGTACTTCTGACCGCCATCTATGACCAGTTTCTTGAATGTTGCTTCGTTCGCGTCAGTCAGTTTGGCTACAACAAGGCTTCCATTCACTGGCTCGCGTCCAGTATCTACTAACACCATATGACCTTCAGGGATGCTTTGACCTACAGGTGAGGTCATGGAATCACCTTCAACCTTCAGCCAGAATCCATTGCCTAATAAGTTAACGTCACTGTCATACCATTCATCAATGTCCTTGATATCGTAGGGTTCACAAGCTTCACACCACGAACCAGCTCTAACCATGCTAATCAATGGATATTTCCCTTTGGGCTCAACGTGCCCAACAAATCTAACATTCGAATCAGAGGTGCCATTGAGCAGCCAGTCAACACTTACGCCAAGAGCTGACGCAAGTTCTGGTAAAAAGCGTGGTCGCTTAGTTTTACCGTTTTCGAGCTGCTCTATAGACTGCTGGGTAGTCCCCACCTTTTGAGCAAGTTCAGCCTGGTTAAGTCCAAGCTGAATTCTTTTGCTTTTTACCCTGGAAGAAATACTCATAAGCCACCTCTGTTATTTACCCCCAATCTTCACAAGAAAAACTGTATTTGACAAACAAGATACATTGTATGAAAATACAAGAAAGTTTGTTGATGGAGGCGATATGCAAACTCTTTCTGAACGCCTCAAGAAGAGGCGAATTGCGTTAAAAATGACGCAAACCGAACTGGCAACCAAAGCCGGTGTTAAACAGCAATCAATTCAACTGATTGAAGCTGGAGTAACCAAGCGACCGCGCTTCTTGTTTGAGATTGCTATGGCGCTTAACTGTGATCCGGTTTGGTTACAGTACGGAACTAAACGCGGTAAAGCCGCTTAAGACATTCCCGCTCTTACACATCCCAGCCCTGAAAAAGGGCATCAAAATAAACCACACCTATGGTGTATGCATTTATTTGCATACATTCAATCAATTGTTATCTAAGGAAATACTTACATATGGTTCGTGCAAACAAACGCAACGAGGCTCTACGAATCGAGAGTGCGTTGCTTAACAAAATCGCAATGCTTGGAACTGAGAAGACAGCGGAAGCTGTGGGAGTTGATAAGTCGCAGATCAGCAGGTGGAAGAGGGATTGGATTCCAAAGTTCTCAATGCTGCTTGCTGTTCTTGAATGGGGTGTCGTCGACGACGACATGGCTCGATTGGCACGACAAGTTGCTTCGATTCTCACCAATAAAAAACGCCCGGCGGCAACCGAGCGTTCTGAACAAATCCAGATGGAATTCTGAGGTTATTACTGGAACTATCAACAGGAGTCATTATGACAAATACAGCAAAAATACTCAACTTCGGCAGAGGTAACTTTGCCGGACAGGAGCGTAATGTGGCAGATCTCGATGATGGTTACGCCAGACTATCAAATATGCTGCTTGAGGCTTATTCAGGCGCAGATCTGACCAAGCGACAGTTTAAAGTGCTGCTTGCCATTCTGCGTAAAACCTATGGGTGGAATAAACCAATGGACAGAATCACCGATTCTCAACTTAGCGAGATTACAAAGTTACCTGTCAAACGGTGCAATGAAGCCAAGTTAGAACTCGTCAGAATGAATATTATCAAGCAGCAAGGCGGCATGTTTGGACCAAATAAAAACATCTCAGAATGGTGTATCCCTCAAAACAGGGGAACACAAAAGACACTAATACAAAAGAAAATAGAAAAGATTATTCGTCAGAGAATTCTGGCGAATCCTCTGACCAGCCAGAAAACGACCTTTCTGTGGTGAAACCTGATGCTGCAATTCAGAGCGGCAGCAAATGGGGGACAGCAGAAGACCTGACCGCCGCAGAGTGGATGTTTGACATGGTGAAGACTATCGCGCCATCAGCCAGAAAACCGAATTTTGCAGGGTGGGCTAACGATATCCGCCTGATGCGTGAACGTGACGGACGTAACCACCGCGATATGTGTGTGCTGTTCCGCTGGGCCTGCCAGGACAACTTCTGGTCCGGTAATGTGCTGAGCCCGGCCAAACTCCGCGACAAGTGGACCCAGCTCGAAATCAACCGTAACAAGCAACAGGCAGTCGTGACAGCCAGCAAACCAAAACTCGACCTGACAAACACAGACTGGATTTACGGGGTGGATTTATGAAAAACATCGCCGCACAGATGGTTAACTTTGACCGTGAGCAGATGCGTCGGATCGCCAACAACATGCCGGAACAGTACGACGAAAAGCCTCAGGTACAGCAGGTAGCGCAGATCATCAACGGTGTGTTCAGCCAGTTACTGGCAACTTTCCCGGCGAGTCTGGCTAACCGTGACCAGAACGAACTGAACGAAATCCGCCGCCAGTGGGTTCTGGCTTTCCGGGAAAACGGGATCACCACAATGGAACAGGTTAACGCAGGAATGCGCGTAGCCCGTCGGCAGAATCGACCATTTCTGCCATCACCCGGGCAGTTTGTTGCATGGTGCCGGGAAGAAGCATCCGTTATCGCCGGACTGCCAAACGTCAGCGAGCTGGTTGATATGGTTTACGAGTATTGCCGGAAGCGAGGCCTGTATCCGGATGCGGAGTCTTATCCGTGGAAATCAAACGCGCACTACTGGCTGGTTACCAACCTGTATCAGAACATGCGGGCCAATGCGCTTACTGATGCGGAATTACGGCGCAAGGCTGCCGATGAACTGTCCTGTATGACCGCACGAATTAACCGTGGTGAGGCTATACCTGAACCAGTAAAACAACTTCCTGTCATGGGCGGTAGACCTCTAAATCGTGCACAGGCTCTGGCGAAGATCGCAGAAATCAAAGCTAAGTTTGGGCTGAAAGGAGCAAGTGTATGACGGGCAAAGAGGCAATTATTCATTACCTGGGGACGCATAATAGCTTCTGTGCGCCGGACGTTGCCGCGTTAACAGGCGCAACAGTAACCAGCATAAATCAGGCCGCGGCTAAAATGGCACGGGCAGGTCTTCTGGTTATCGAAGGTAAGGTCTGGCGAACGGTGTATTACCGGTTCGCTACTAGGGAAGAACGGGAAGGAAAGATGAGCACGAACCTGATTTTTAAGGAGTGTCGCCAGAGTGCCGCGATGAAACGGGTATTGGCGGTATATGGAGTTAAAAGATGACCATCTACATCACTGAGCTAATAACAGGCCTGCTGGTAATCGCAGGCCTTTTTATTTGGGGGAGAGGGAAGTCATGAAAAAACTAACCTTTGAAATTCGATCTCCAGCACATCAGCAAAACGCTATTCACGCAGTACAGCAAATCCTTCCAGACCCAACCAAACCAATCGTAGTAACCATTCAGGAACGCAACCGCAGCTTAGACCAAAACAGGAAGCTATGGGCCTGCTTAGGTGACGTCTCTCGTCAGGTTGAATGGCATGGTCGCTGGCTGGATGCAGAAAGCTGGAAGTGTGTGTTTACCGCAGCATTAAAGCAGCAGGATGTTGTTCCTAACCTTGCCGGGAATGGCTTTGTGGTAATAGGCCAGCCAACCAGCAGGATGCGTGTAAGCGAATTTGCGGAGCTATTAGAGCTTATACAGGCATTCGGTACAGAGCGTGGCGTTAAGTGGTCAGACGAAGCGCGACTGGCTCTCGAATGGAAAGCGCGATGGGGAGATCGGGCTGCATGACTATCAAATCAAATACGCCAGCACACGACAAGGACTGCTGGCAAACGCCGCTTTGGCTTTTTGATGCACTGGATATTGAGTTTGGATTCTGGCTGGATTCGGCAGCGAGCGACAAAAACGCTCTGTGCGCTCACTGGCTAACTGAGGCTGACGACGCGCTAAATTCTGAGTGGATAAGCCACGGTGCAATCTGGAATAACCCACCGTACAGCAATATCAGGCCGTGGGTGGAAAAAGCCGCTGAGCAGTGCATACAACAGCGACAGACGGTAGTGATGCTTGTGCCAGAGGATATGTCTGTCGGATGGTTCAGCAAGGCTCTGGAGAGTGTTGACGAAGTTCGTATTATCACTGATGGACGGATTAATTTTATCGAACCATCGACAGGGCTGGAGAAGAAGGGAAACAGCAAAGGCTCCATGCTGCTGATTTGGCGACCGTTCATTAGTCCTCGACGGATGTTTACTATCGTATCCAAAGCGGCATTGATGGCGATCGGGCAGGGCGTCAGGAGGGCGGCATGAGGCGACAACGACGAAGTTTCACCGACATCATCTGCGAAAACTGCAAATACCTTCCAACGAAACGCTCCAGAAATAAACGCAAGCCAATCCCAAAAGAATCTGACGTAAAAACCTTCAACTACACAGCTCACCTGTGGGATATCCGGTGGCTAAGACATCGTGCGAGGAATACAAGGTGATTGACCCAAATCGAAGTTACGAACAAGAAAGCGTCGAGCGGGCTTTAACGTGCGCTAATTGCGGTCAGAAGCTGCATGTGCTGGAAGTTCACGTGTGTGAGCACTGCTGTGCAGAGCTGATGAGCGATTCGAATAGCTCGATGCACGAGGAAGAAGATGATGGCTAAACCAGCGCGAAGACGATGTAAAAACGATGAATGTCGGGAATGGTTTCACCCTGCATTCGCTAATCAGTGGTGGTGCTCTCCAGAGTGTGGAACCAAGATAGCACTCGAACGACGAAGTAAAGAACGCGAAAAAGCGGAAAAAGCAGCAGAGAAGAAACGACGACGAGAGGAGCAGAAACAGAAAGATAAACTTAAGATTCGAAAACTCGCCTTAAAGCCCCGCAGTTACTGGATTAAACAAGCCCAACAAGCCGTAAACGCCTTCATCAGAGAAAGAGACCGCGACTTACCATGTATCTCGTGCGGAACGCTCACGTCTGCTCAGTGGGATGCCGGACATTACCGGACAACTGCTGCGGCACCTCAACTCCGATTTGATGAACGCAATATTCACAAGCAATGCGTGGTGTGCAACCAGCACAAAAGCGGAAATCTCGTTCCGTATCGCGTCGAACTGATTAGCCGCATCGGGCAGGAAGCAGTAGACGAAATCGAATCAAACCATAACCGCCATCGCTGGACTGTCGAAGAGTGCAAGGCGATCAAGGCAGAGTACCAACAGAAACTCAAAGACCTGCGAAACAGCAGAAGTGAGGCTGCATGAATATCTACGAAAGAATTGATGGCAGCAAATACCGAAATATTTGGGTAGCTGGCGACCTGCACGGATGCTACACGAACCTGATGCTCAAACTGGATACGATTGGATTCGACACCAAAAAAGACCTGCTCATCTCGGTTGGCGATTTGGTTGATCGCGGTACAGAGAACGTCGAATGTCTGGAATTAATCACATTCCCCTGGTTCAGAGCTGTGCGTGGAAACCATGAGCAAATGATGATTGATGGCTTATCAGAGCGTGGAAACGTTAATCACTGGCTGCTTAATGGCGGTGGCTGGTTCTTTAATCTCGATTACGACAAAGAGACTCTGGCTAAAGTTCTTGCCCATAAAGCAGAAGAACTTCCGTTAATCATCGAACTGGTGAGCAAAGATAAAAAATATGTCATTTGCCACGCCGATTATCCTTGTGATAAATACGAGTTTGGAAAGCCAGTTGATCATCAGCAGGTAATCTGGAACCGCGAACGAATCAGCAACTCACAAGACGGGATCGTGAAAGAAATCAAAGGCGCGGACACGTTCATCTTTGGTCATACGCCAGCAGTGAAACCACTCAAATTTGCCAACCAGATGTATATCGATACTGGCGCAGTGTTCTGCGGAAACCTCACATTGATTCAGGTACAGGGAGAAGGCGCATGAGACTCGAAAGCGTAGCTAAATTTCATTCGCCAAAAAGCCCGATGATGAGCGACTCACTACTGGCCACAGTTTATTGGTTTTCGTAACTGAGTCATTTTATTATTTTATTGCAATTTTTAATCTTTTATAGTGCGAAATAAATGGAGCTGGCATTCATTTCGCACTTTATGTTTTTGTTGGACTTATGTTATTTTGATTGAATTCAATTCAGTTAAAAAAAGAAGGTGATTGCTCCATTTATAAATGAATAGTCATCCCCTGTCTTGAATTCTGATGTTACTTTATTAAATGCTAGTGTGAAGGCTACAGGTGCATACCCAATTGTTGCGCCAACTTGATATTCATCAACAGTTTTGTTTAGCGATACTGTTGTTTGTTTCGTCTGTATTGTTTTTCCTTCGAGAGTATAGTTGCGATTGACATCTCGTCTTTCCATACCTGCAAAAATCTTGTATTTGAATCCGCTTGTATCGGACATATGCATTAAACCACGGGGAGCCAGCAGACCAAAGCCATTATCCGAATTGAAGGTTTTATCATTACCAATGGCAATGGTTGCGCCATATGCTACATATTGAAATAAGTTTCCAGTAACAGCAGAAACTTCAGGGTATAATCCAACATTAGCACCTAAAATATCCATACTTGGTGTCATGGATAGCATCCCTTTTACAGTATAACCGTAGCGATTCTCTATTTGATCATCCCATGCATGATATTTTTCTGCCCCAATAATCTCATGAGCTTTATTTTGTACTTTCTGACCGCCTGCGTCGGGGCCAACAACACCTATGTCAGTACCTAATCGATAGCGAATCCAGTCATTCGCAAGGGAGTTCCATTCAATACCAGTGTGAGTGTATGCACTAAAAGCTCTGTCTCCAGTTACAGCTGTGTTGTGTCTTTTATTACTGCCTGATGGAGAGTAAATATCTTGCGCAATATGGAGAGATAATTGGCTCGAGTCTGAGATATCGTGGCTATATCCCAGAAATAAGCCTTGTGAGTAATCATCTCTGTTTTCATGTTTATTGCCATAAATATCATTAAGTATTGGTTGAAACTTCCCTGCATCATCATTTGCTAATGATAATGCAAGGCTGTTCGCGATAGCTGAACACGTGGTAAATGACAGAGCAATAAAGACGCCAGCGATGACACTTTTTTTCATATGTTATTGTCTTCCTTTTTTTTGAATGGTGCGCGTATTTTACATACATGAGTTTGTAATACAAGGTGCGTAATCAATATGATGTTTTATAATTGCGTGAGACAATTGATTTATTCGTTTTTTATTGCGGTTTTTATTATCTTTTAATGTAACGGTGTTTTTATTAAGTGTGTTTGCGTGGTGTTTTATGTTTTTTATAATTTTTATTTTATTAAATTTAAATGCATTAGTAATGGCTATTCTATATAGCAATATAAGAACTGTTACAAAAAAAGGGGGGCAATTACAGGTAGTTATGGATGATGAGTGAAACAGATATTGGAGAACCGGGGAATGAATGATGTCTGAGTCTTATATATCAGAACTCCTTCGCTGTCGCTGGGGGCTCCTGTGCTTATGTCGTTTCCCCGATTCGGTTTTGAACGATTACCGAATGTTGAAGAATTATGCCAAAATATAGAAAGGATTTACTGCATGAATACCCAATATTTACAGTATGTTCGTGAGCAACTTATGGCAGCTACTGCTGACTTGAACGGAGCAACGAAAGGCCAGCTCGAAGCCTGGCAGGAGCATGCACAATTTGATACTGGTACATACAAACGAAAGAAGCCGCGCATTCTGGATGTGGTAACTGGCAAGATGATTACGCTGGATAATACGCCGACTTCCGGTAAGCAGTCGTACGCAAAAGGTTCATCCATTGCTTTGGTCAGCCCGGTTGAATTCTCAACCTCTTCATGGCGCCGCGCGGTTTTGTCTCTCGATGAACATCAGAAAGCATGGTTGCTTTGGTGTTACAGCGAAAGCGTTCGATGGGGGCATCAGGTCACCATAACGCAATGGGCATGGAGCGAGTTTAAAGATTTGTTAAGTAACAGAAAAATTGCAGGTAAGACACTGGATCGCCTGAAGACGTTAATCTGGCTGGCTGCACAGGATGTGAAGAGCGAACTTGCAGGGCGTGAGGCCTATGAATACCAGACACTGGCATCATTGGTGGGAGTGACAACAAAAAACTGGTCCGAGACATTTACTGAACGCTGGGTTGCAATGAAGCACATTTTTCTACAGCTTGATAGTGATGCTTTATTGCTTGTGACGAGAACACGTTCAAAACAAAAGGCAGCATTTTTACAGCAAAATATTGCAAAACTGGATTAAAAGCCATATACTTCATGCAAATTTGGTATGTTGTAAAAAATGTATAAACCCGCTGCCGAGTGGGTTTTTTTTATGCCCTGAGTTGTACTTGTACGGTAAACATGCTGGCTGCTATGTAATAGAGTTTTTTTAGCCTGTAACCTCTTGACGGCATTGAATTGCTTTTGTTATGAGTTGTAAGCCAATGTTATCATCTTGTATTGGGGTGGTTATGAAGGATGGTGCGCTGCTCAGGAGTTCTTCACTTTTTATTGCCTACATGGGATGCCTTGGATGGGGGAGTGCTTATTTCTATGGATGGGGTACTTCTTTTTACTACGGCTTCCCATGGTGGATTGTAGGTGCAGGTGTTGATGATGTTGCCAGAAGTTTATTTTTTGCAGTTATCGTCATTGCTATATTTCTTATCGGTTGGGGTATTGGTGTTGTATTCTTTTTCGCAGTGAAAAGAAAACATTCTATGCAAGAGCTAAATGTATTTCGCCTTTATTTTGCTGTGGAATTATTGTTTGTGCCGGCAATTATTGAGTTTTCTATATTGAGACAGAAGATTCAGGTACCTCTTTTGCTACTGTCAGCAGCGATTGCGCTGGCGGTTACAATTTCGATAAGATCTTATGGGCGATTTTTATCGGTATCATGCTTCTATGATAAGCCATTTATAAAAAAACATTTTTTTGAGATTGTGATGATTGCTTTTGTGGCATATTTTTGGCTTTTTTCATTTCTGACAGGATATTACAAACCACAGTTTAAGAAAGAATATGAAATGATTAATTATAATGATGGTTGGTATTATGTTCTTGCTCGTTATGATAATTGTCTGGTTTTGTCTACTTCTTTCAATGCAGGTAGTAAAAGGTTTGTCATTTATCAATCAGCACAAGATAAGAATCTTCAGGTTGATATTGTAAGGACCAGAATTTAATTGGCTGCATAAATAATATTTTAAGTTGCAAGTTGGCTATTCGTAGGAATAGAACCTTAGGCATGCTGAATGCGTTTTCTGAACATTGTTTTATAAACTGTGTCTGCTTGCTGTTGTGATCCTGCTTTTAGTGATGGTGATGATGGATTTCACCAGCAGGATAATGTTGGTACTGACTGATGGCGCTCTGGTCTGCGGCATTGTGGTATTGCTGTGGCCGATGATGAAAGAACAGAATGAATAATTCTTGACTTTTTTGTTTACTGTTTATTAAAAAATCAACCGCATGGTGAATCCTCCTTGGAGGGGCTAAATGATCGAGTTTTAAGGGCACGTAGCGAGTTCTGTTTGATCATTGCAGAACTTAGCGGGAGGCGCCATGCGTACATCACTAGTGTTATTCCTTTTATCATTTTCCTTGTGAGTTCTGGCTGCGCATTGCGCAGCCTTTTTTTTATGACCTGCCACTGGCAGATGGTCATCCTGTGATTTGATTCCGCTTCCGGCTTTTTAACTCTGTTCCTCTACACGGGAGAAATTCGATGTCGATTAAACATTACGATGTTGTCAGGGCGGCGTCGCCGTCAGACCTTGCGGAAAAGCTGACACACAAACTGAAAGAGGGCTGGCAGCCATACGGCGGACCGGTTGCCATTACGCCGTACACACTGATGCAGGCGGTGGCTATTGAAGGAGAGCCACAGGTCGGCCCTTCATCTGAGCCGGATTGGTACTACGTCATCGTACTGGCCGGGCAGTCCAATGCCATGGCTTACGGTGAAGGGCTTCCGCTGCCGGATTCATACGATGCTCCGGATCCGCGCATTAAACAGCTGGCGCGCCGCAGTACAGTGACGCCGGGCGGGGCTGCCTGCAGATATAACGATATTATTCCGGCTGACCACTGTCTGCATGATGTGCAGGATATGAGTACGCTGAATCATCCGAGGGCTGACCTGAGCAAAGGGCAGTACGGCTGTGTCGGTCAGGGTTTACATATTGCCAAAAAACTGCTCCCGTATATCCCGAATAACGCGGGGATCCTGCTGGTACCATGCTGTCGTGGTGGTTCGGCATTTACCCAGGGCGCGGAGGGGACATTCAGCGAGTCCACGGGGGCCAGTCAGGATTCGGCACGCTGGGGGGTGGGCAAGCCGTTATATCAGGATCTGATTTCCCGCACAAAAGCGGCATTGCAGAAAAATCCCAAAAACGTTCTGCTGGCCGTCTGCTGGATGCAGGGTGAGTTTGACATGAGCGCCGCCACCCACGCACAGCAACCTGCGCTGTTTACAGCCATGCTGACACAGTTTCGTGCTGACCTCTCCGTGTTTAACGCGCAGTGCCATGGTGGCAGTGCTGCAGATGTGCCGTGGGTTTGTGGTGACACGACGTATTACTGGAAAAATACATACGCTACCCAGTACGACACCGTGTACGGCGGGTATAAAAACAGGGAGAGTGAGGGCGTTTATTTTGTGCCCTTCATGACAGATGGTAACGGCGTCAATACCGCCACTAACGCGCCGGCAGAAGATCCGGATATTCCGGCATCAGGATATTACGGTGCGGCATCGAGAACGAATGGAAACCAGGTATCATCAAACCGCCCGACACATTTCAGTTCATGGGCGCGCAGGAGCATTATTCCGGATCGTCTGGCAACCGCTATTCTGAACGCAGCCGGGCGCACCTCAGCCTTCATCAGTGGTAAGGCACCGGAAATCAAACCCTCGCCCGGCGGCAACACGCCATCGGGTCCGTCTGCAGATACGTCCGTTCGCACAATCTCCCTGCTGCCGGCAGCCGGAGAGGCTGCTGCGCAGGGCTGGAGCATTAAGGATGGCGGAATTCAGTTGTCAGATGGTGTATTTAAGATCACCAAGCAGAGCAATAAAACCTGGTCCCTGACGCATCCGGTGGATGACGCAATTACCCTGCTGACACAGGGCGGCAGACTGACCTGTAAGTTCCGCCTGTCAGGCGCACTGACCAACAATCAGTTCGGGCTGGGGATTTATCTGTATACGGATGCTCCCGTTCCTGATGGTGTGGCGATGACGGGTACCGGTAATCCGTTCCTGATGTCGTACTTCACTCAGACCACTGACGGCAGAGTGAATCTGATGCATCACAGGAAAGCCGGAAACACGAAGCTGGGGGAGTTCGGCGATTACGGTAACGACTGGCAGACGCTGGAGCTGGTGTTCACCGCCGGCAGTGCCACGGTTACTCCGAAACTGAATGGAGTGGCTGGCCCGGCATTCCAGGTTATAAAAGACAGTCTGACACTGGGACTGAATGCGCTGACGCTGACGGATGTTACAAAAAATGCAGCGTATGGCGTTGAGATAGAAAGTCTGATGCTGGAGATAAATGCACCGGCAGCATAATAAAAAAAGCCAGCGACTGACCTGAAAAAGAAGACGCTGGCTAAAAGGCCTTATATGTTTGTAGAGACTTATTTTTCACAGACAGCAATGATGCCTGTCAATATATTATCAATATGCGGATTGTTTCAGTTACAGATGCCTTATTAAGGAAAAAAACAGCCAGCACTGACTTTCGGTGGAGAGGTGCTGGCTCAAAAGGATAGATGTACTTCACATGTTGCTTCTATATGGCAGTACATTTTCTGACAGACAGTGACGGATGTTGTCAAGATATTGTGTCATTTATAACCTGAATCAGAGGAGGCCGGAATGTTATCTGGCATTTTTAGCAGAGCCTGAATGCCATAATCACGGCTCCCGGCGTTGGCCGTCAGTGGGTGACACTGGCGGCTTTTTTGTTTTTCTTTACTTTCATTTTCTGTCGGCGGTGACGGAGACATACATCAGATGGAAAAAATCACAACAGGTGTGTCATACACCACGTCAGCGGTGGGGACGGGATACTGGTTACTGCAGCTGCTGGACAAAGTCTCTCCGTCCCAGTGGGTGGCAATAGGTGTGCTGGGAAGTCTGCTGTTTGGCCTGCTGACGTATCTGACAAATCTTTATTTCAAGATTAAAGAAGATAAGCGTAAGGCTGCGAGAGGTGAATAATGTCGCCGTCATTACGCAAGGCTGTTGCAGCTGCTATTGGTGGTGGGGCTGTTGCCATAGCGTCTGTGCTCATCACTGGTCCAGGTGGTAACGATGGTCTGGAAGGTGTCAGCTACATACCATACAAAGATATCGTTGGCGTATGGACTGTATGTCACGGACACACCGGAAAAGACATCATGCCCGGTAAAACGTATACCGAAGCAGAATGCAAAGCCCTCCTGAATAAAGACCTTGCCACGGTCGCCAGACAAATTAACCCGTACATCAACGTCGATATACCGGAAACAACGCGCGGCGCTCTTTACTCGTTCGTTTACAACGTGGGCGCTGGCAATTTCAGAACATCGACGCTTCTTCGCAAAATAAACCAGGGCGATATCAAAAGCGCATGTGATCAGCTACGGCGCTGGACATACGCTGGCGGTAAGCAATGGAAAGGGCTGATGACTCGCCGCGAGATTGAGCGTGAAGTCTGTTTGTGGGGGCAACAATGAGCAGGGTAACCGTTATTATCTCCGCTCTGGTTATCTGCATTATCGCCTGCCTGTCATGGGCTGTTAATCTTTACCGTGATAACGCCATCGCCTACAAAGAGCAGCGCGATAAAGCCACATCCATCATCGCTGATATGCAGAAGCGGCAACGTGATGTAGCAGAACTTGACGCCAGATACACAAAGGAGCTTGCTGATGCTAATGCGACTATCGAAAGTCTCCGTGCTGATGTTTCTGCTGGGCGTAAGCGCCTGCAAGTCTCCGCCACCTGTGCAAAGTCAACGACCGGAGCCAGCAGCATGGGCGATGGAGAAAGCCCAGGACTTACAGCAGATGCTGAACTCAATTATTACCGTCTCCGAGGTGGAATCGACAAGATAACCGCGCAGGTTAACTACCTGCAGGAATACATCAGGACGCAGTGCTTAAAATAATTTTAATTTCACTGAAATTTAACAAGTGACTTTCAGGAAAATGCCTCGCAGATGCGGGGCATTTTTGTACCGGTATTTCACCGCGCACCGCAGCGCACAATAAACACCGAACCTGACCCTTTGGAATGGGCCTTTGAGGATACCAGTTAGTGCTGGCGAGCCTCGGTGGGCTGGTTTCCTATGCGGCAAAGGTTCATTTCAAAGAAGCAGGCAACGCCATGAATGAATTAATTGCGAATCATGACTTCGACTTTCGCCAGTTAGTTACCGCAGCAGAAGGTCAACCGGTAACTGACACCTTCCAGATTGCCAGGGCATTTGGTAAACGCCATCAGCATGTGATTAGGGCTATTAAATGTTTGAGATGTTCTGAGGAATTCTCGACAACCCATTTTTGGGCCGTCGAGAAAATCAATGACTTAGGTATTTTTGACAAGAAACAGATTTACTACCGCATGGACTTTAGTGGCTTCGTTATGCTGGTTATGGGATTTAACGGGGCAAAAGCCGATGCTGTTAAAGAAGCCTATATCAATGCGTTTAACTGGATGTCAGCAGAACTCCGTAAGTACAGCGAAAGTTATGAAGCAGAACGTAACGCCGTAATGCTGGAGTACATGAAAGAGAAGGATGTCGCCAGCATGTCAGGCCGTCTGCTCAATCGCTGGGGGAGAACGAAAAAACCTCAATTGCTTGCAAAGCTGGAACGTCTGGAGAGACAGGGACAGTTTTTATTACCGGGATTCGATAAAGGTATTCAAGCCTGACACATTATGCGCTGTATCGTCGCCGTATTCCCGCATTAACCATGACCGTAGCCCGACGGGGAATTCCTTCTGCGTGAGTGTGCGGGAATAATCAAAAACGATGCACACCGGGTTTTACTGTGCTGACAGACGCAGGGTTACCCTCATAGTCGCTTTTCCGGTGCGATGGTGGAAGAAACCGGGATGTTCATCCATCATCACTTTGGATTGATGTATATGCTCTCTTTTCTGACGTTAGTCTCCGACGGCAGGCTTCAATGACCCAGGCTGAGAAATTCCCAGACCCTTTTTGCTCAAGAGCGATGTTAATTTGTTCAATCATTTGGTTAGGAAAGCGGATGTTGCGGGT